GAACGCGGGTGAAGGAACCGGATACGGGGTTGAGTTCTGCGATCACACTTCCACCGCCTCGTGTGAGGAGCAGGATTTGTATGTCGTCGCCTACGCCGAGTGTTGCACCGGGCAGGCAGGTTGGGGTGAGAACGGATTGAAACGGTGGGATCAAAGCGCCCGCATAGATCACCGCGGCTTGATCTACCGGGAAGTCCACAACTCCAAAGAAGGTTGCAAGATTGTGTACCGGATAAACGGTTAGGATCGTTGCAGATGTGACGATGGTTTCTCCGGCAGCGAGCGGGCTGTCGTTAGACCAAGAAAATGCATTTATTGAAGTGAAACTCGTAGCCGTGCTGAAGATCGCCGTGGGTGTTCCAGCGCCGTCGGTCTGAGAAGGCGGTGTCCAAGGCAACGCCGCGTCAGCGGAAGTTGACTCTGCTAACGCAGCAAAAACTGTACCTGCGGGGAGCGGCAGAAACAAAGTGATTGTTGTTTCAAGAAACATTCCTCCCGGCACAACCGAGGCTGTTGTCACGAACGATGCGCCAGCAAAATCGAACTGATATGGGTAGCCTCCATCACTCCATACACAGTTACCCGGACCGCACCCAATATCAAATGAAGTGCCGACCTGCGCAACAGCGTTTAGCGGTGCGGTAAGAGAAGGAACCGACCCGGTGAACACCTCGTAAACCTGAAGATCAACTTGCGTATAGCCGTCAACGTCTGTGCATAGGTATATGTTGCCGAGCGAGTCTTCTATCAGAACAGTGATGAAGTAGCACCCGCCCATACTTGTGGGGTCACAAGTATATTGAGCGGGTGAGGGATCAAACTTGACCGTCGGGTTAGACGAAAAATATGGTGGCCCGATATAAGTCCACTTGACTATCGGGTTAGTGCTAACAATGTTTACAACTGAAACATCTAAGACCTGCCCCGGATAAGCCACACACGTTCCAAGGTCATAACCAATAAGCAGTTCGCCATAGATAGCCACGATCAGCCGCCCGATGCGAGGAACTTGCCAGCCGCACCAATCGTCACCCACGCACTATCAGACACGCGTGCATCAACCGAGATCACAAAACACAGCGTCGCGCATTGTGGCAGATCAAACCACTGAAACCCTGCGAACCCCGCCGAGCCAACGATCCCTTGACCGGAGATGTACGCGCCGCCCGCAAGTTGCAGCGAAACGATACGCGTGCGCGAGTCAATCGTGAGCGTCGAACCAGACGGCAGTTGCGTAACGGTTAGTTCCTGACACGGCTCAACACATTGCCAATAAGGGTCTTCCGAGATGATCCCGCACGGGCAAGGCACGGGAACGGGAAGAAGATCAGCGCGAGGATTTTCGTAAGCCGAGATTCTTAGATTGCGTAGATCGGTAGCGCCCGCAAAAATCTGAATGAAAGAAGTCGCACTATTCCAATCGGCAACATTTGTGTACGACGAACATATCTGTTTCGTTACCCACGGCTCGCACCAACAGTCATCGTCAGGAATGAACGGCAACGGCGGAGGAGTCCGGTCCACGCCACAGTCGGGATCGAAGCCGGAGGGTACGACCTCCGGGCATTCAACACAGTCCATGAAGCACCGCTCATACTCTGTTTCACCGAACGGTTCCTCAAACACAGGGAACGTCAGATCAGAGAAGATGTACGGCAACTCAGATGCAATCGTGAACTGAACCTTCAACGTCGTGTACCCGCACTGATCGCAACAGGTGCCGAACTTGTCCACGACCTTGGGTCCGTCAACTAGCCCTGTGCGATGCAGAACACGCCCGTAGTCCAACGGGTCAGCTTCAGCAGGTGGACAACACTTCAACATGAAGAAGTCACCCAACGCACAATCGACGCATCCGGTCGAACCGATGAGCGCCTCGTTCAACCAATGCAACCCGTACTCCGAACCACAACAAGTCTTTGCAAACAGGTAACCCGTGACAGTGAGTGTTCGTGGCCCCAACTTCAGTGGCCCCAAACTCCCGCCATAGATCGACGCAGCAGTCAGATCGCGTTGCACAACCGAATCAAAACCAGTTATATCTTCAACGAACAGACCGTAGAAGTCTGCGGACTCTGGAACCTCGGGGTCGAACCACGGTGGGCTATCTTCGCCGCCTGTCAGATCAAGCTCATAGATTCCTGACGGCCCGGTCACTTCCCATATCCAAGTCCACCCCGTTGCAGAGATGCTCACAGGGGCGATACCACTGCCGAAATCAAAGCAAACAAAACCCACCGCAGGAATCGCGGTGTCAACAATAGGTGTGTCCCAACGAAACTCAACATCAACCGCACCCGCAGGTTGAGACACAACTTGCGACGCTGTTCCAGCAGGAAAGAAGTTCCAGCCCGCAGAACCAGTACCAGTCACAGATGTTGAACCCGGCAGCGGGTTAGTAAAATCGTCAACCGACCACAAGTACATTCCTGAATCCGCTGAAGTCCACAAACCCGTATCAACGGTGATGCAACCGATTCTGCAACCAACAAGAACCGCCCCCGCCACAGGTGGAACTACCGGCATGACAACACCCGCACCCATGAACCCTGTTGCAGGGGGAGCAGCAAACGTATCGAATAGCAAATTGAGTGAAGCAGGATTCAGACTCGAACCGGGCAGCAACGGAATGCCACCAAATGTTGACGCGTCAACAAGGTCGTCCGTCTGCTCAACTTCAATCTCAGTCGTAGCGACTCCGTTAGGCTGGTCGCAAAACATCGCGGAAGCAGGTGAACAAGGAACCTTGTTCACCGCATACGGACCAAGATTCCCCGCGACCCCAGTGGCGAAACCGCCGAGCGCTGTCGCAGCGTCAACCCCATACGGATTACCGCGCAGGTAATCCAAGGTGCGTTGGTTGTTCCATAGCTCAACTTGGTTGCCGTAACAATAGGCTTGATACATCAGCGCCTCGTGAAGTTCACGCGGGTCGAAGCCTGCTCACGAGCCTCAATCTCAGCAATCACCTGTGCCATACTGATCCCGTAAATGTTGTAAGTGTTGCCCTGACCGGGGAACAAACCTTGAACCGCAACACTACCCGCCGACCCCAACGCATCGGGGACACCCGCTGTGTCGCCTTGTGTGGCCGCACGCTGACCCGCAGCTTGAGATAGCACACCCATCAGTCCTGATTCTTCAGCAAGCTGTAACGCACGCATAGGGCGTGTCAGCGGGATAACAACCTCTGGTCCTGCCTCGCCAAGGAGAGCAGTCATTCTCCGAGAGACAATCGCACCATTAGCCAAACCAGCATGAACATGGTCATGGTGATCCGCACGCGTAATCGGGTTACGAACAAACCCGCCGCCCGGACCCGAATAGATCAACTCTTGCAAGATGTCTCGTACAGGTTGGAACGCTTGATAGATCCTCAACAACTGTGGTGAATCCCGACTGAATGTCGGACCAGCGAAGTCAACCGCCCGACCCGAAGCGTGAAGTGATGCACGCGCCCCGCCTGAACCGCGAGTTGTAGCACCCGGACGCACCATCGAAACAGCACGGAACGGAACCTGCGTAGCGTTCATGTAGTCGATAAGCGCCCGATAGTTACCCGGACGGCCAGCAACCTGCCGCAACCTTTCAATCGCAGCAGGAAGCCCAATCGGTGCGCCAGAAGGGAACGCAGTACCAGAACCGCCTATCGCATCAGCAGCCGCCTTATTAGCTTCCTCAATCTTCTGACCGACAAACCCAAGGCCACCCATCGCCGCAGAAGAAGCGATACCACCCAAATACTTAGGAGCATAAAACGCTTGCGCTGTCAGACTCTTAGCCTCATCAAACGTCACCCTCAGAGCATCTTTCAACCCCTCAAGAATCGACGAAGGCAACATGCTGAACGAGTCGCCACCCAGCGGTGGCATCGGTGCAGCGGGCGCACCCATCTGTGGCAAGAACCGTTCAGTCATAGCCTTATCAGCCCGAGGGTCACGCTCCCCGAAATCACCCCGGCGGATAGTCTCAAACTCCGCAGGAGTCATCGCTTTCATAACGCTCGCAGGAATAACACCTTCACCACGTTGCATCTTCACGAGCATCTCGGAAGAATCGAACGGCCCGCCCGTTTCAGGTAATCGGCCACCGATCACTCCACCCTCGTGTGCGGTCGGGAAAGCCAAAGACGGAATGTTGATATTCGCTGTCGCCGGGATCTGATCCAACGCACCCGTCAAAGTCGAAGCAAACGGATTCCAGATATTCGATGCGAAGTTTACGAATGGTCCGGTGATCGCCGCTGTGATCTGCCCTGCGATACCACCCATGAATCCCGGTAGGCCACCAAGCCCAAGCGTCAAACCTGCTTGCCAGTTATAAACATACGCACCAATATCGCTGAAGACAGCCTTGAACGACTCAGCGAATAGGCCCATGCCACTAGACATGCTCAACCAGATCAGATCACCCGTGTTTGCCAGCAGGCCACTGATCGTCAACGGCCATGCCGCAATGTAAGCAGTCAAGCTTTCCAGCAACGTCAATATCTGAAGAACAAGGAACTGGAAGGTGACTTGGATACCAGCCCATACGGTTTCGCCAAAGGTCTTGAGAGATTCAATGGCGAAGATCGAAAGGTTTGTGAACCAATCCTTGATCGGTTGCAGGGTAGCTACCGCTGAGTCAACAACAGATGACAGCGCCGTTGTGACCGTCGAAGACATGCCGCCCGAATCAGGTGCAGATGGAGCAGCAGACATCGAAATGCCAGACGAGCCACTGGAAATCATGTCCATCAAACCAGACTGCACGAGCAACTCTTTAGCCCGCTCAGGTTTAGTCAACGGGATAACAACCTCAGCGCCAGCCTCACCGATTAGTGCGTTAGTCGCTTCGTTGAAGATTCCACCGTCAGCCAACGCGATTGGAAGTAGCTCAGGAATCCCCTCAAACGGTTTAGCACCGAAGACCGAGATTTTACGCAGCTTATTGACCAGCTTATCGTTTACGAAACCAACCAGCCCATTGTAAATCTTGGCAGCAAAGTTGCCGACACCACCGGCAGCATCGCCAAGAGCGCTGACCAACTTACCCGGAATGCCCTTGAAGAAGTCAAGCAACCCTGTAAGAAGCTCAGGGCCTTTTTGTACGACAAGATCAAACCCTGCTTTAGCCCAACCGAACAACGTGTCACCGATAGCACCAAGGCCGCTAATGATCTGACCGGGAATGCCGACCACCCAACCGATGACAGTAGCGAGAACCTCCGGTCCTCTCGTCACGATGAAGTCAAACGCGATCTTGATACCGTCGAACAGCAGCCCGCCAAGAGCGATAATCCCATTCACGATCAACGTGGGAATGGTGAGAACCCAACCAAGCAAAGTCGCAAGGATGCCCGGACCATTCTCCACCAGCCAGTTGAATGCACCCGTCAACCAGCCTAGAAGCATCCCACCAAGGCTTCCAAGCAAACCCAAAAGCATCCCCGGAATACTGGAAATCCAGCCCCACAATGTGAGGAGTATGCCCGGACCGTTCTCTACAAGCCAGTTGAACGCAGTTGTGAGCCACCCAAGCAGTAGCCCACCAAGGCTTGCGAGAACACCAATGATCTTCCCCGGAATACTGATAAAGAAGTTGATGATCCCGAGGAGTATCCCCGGCCCATATTCGATAATCAGATTGAAGGCGACTTGGATTGCAGCCAGAAGCATATTGCCAAGACCAGCCAACAGCGCTATCAGCTTGCCCGGTATACCCGCAAAGAAGTTCAGCACCAGAGAGAGAACCACTGGCAGGAACTTGACGAGCGTGTCGAACGCATCTTTGATCCAAGGGAACAGCAGATTACCCAGCGCTGCCAACGCCCCGATAATCATGCCCGGAATGTTCTTGAATACGTCAATGACGAAGTTGAGAGCCTTCGGAATCATTTTGACTAGCCACAGGAACGCTTCCTTGATCGCGTTGAAAAGGATCCCCCCAAGGTTCTTGAGTCCCCTTACCAACAGGCCGCCAAGATCACCGATCCAATCGCTCAGTACCCCGACTAGACCCGGTACAACAACAGCTATCAGCTTCGCAGCGCTCTTGATAATGCTGAGCAGGATGGGTGGCATACGCTTGACGAACATCTTGAACGCTTCACTAAGTTTCGGTGCCGCTTCTTCCGTTATCCAAGTCTTAGCGCTCTCAATCAGACCCCCAAAGAACCCCGGCCCTGCATCCTTCTCGCCTTTGCCCCCGCCCTTCTTCTTTCCACCACCAAACAAACCAGAAATGAAATTCCCAATCATCTCCGGCAAGTCCTTCAGCTTCGCAAAGACCGTAGGCAGATTCTCCACAAGCCAATCCACCGCTATGCCGAAGAACTTGGCGAACATCTCGCTACTGTCGCCCACCCAGTCAACGAGCTTGCCCGGCAATTCAATTAGGAAGTTGCCGACGGCTGCGACAATTCCGCCTAGCCCTTCTTTGATCTTTTCACCATCAAACGTAAGGAGTCCGGCTATCACATCGCCAATGTTGCCAACGATGTCGAACCCTGTTTTGATTGCGTCCAGAACCGTTGTACCGATGCTGCCGAGGATCGGTATGTCTTTGATCTTGTCACCGATACCATCAAGAGCATCAGGAATGATATTAGAAAACAGTTCGGACATGCTTGTGAGCAGTCCCGGTATCACCTCTTGCAAGGTGGTAAGCATCGAATCCTTGAGTTTGACAAACCCCTCTTTGATCTTGGTTGTATCCCAAGTGAACACCCCGCTCAAGATGTCTGACCAGCCACCTATTATCAGTAGGAGCGAATCAAGTGCGGCTCCCAGTGCCTCCGTAAGGGGACCAAGAACAGGAATATCACCAACCTCATCAGTGATAGCTGTCATCAGGTCATCAAGTAGCTCTCTAGCCTTATCTGCCAACTCAGAAGTGAAGTCCCAACTTTGAACGAGAATGTCTCTGATTGCATCTGGTAACTGCTTGATTGCATCTCCAACATTTGAGAGTGCCGTCTTAGCCGTATCTGCCGCACCCTGAAAATCGCCTGAGAACAGTTTGAGAAGCGCCTTGAAGCCGTCAATGATCGGCTGAATGACAATGCCAGCGAGGAGGTCATAGACCCTGCGTACTGCGTGACCGAAAGCTTCTAGCGGTCCAATGCCTTCTTCAATCGCAGGTTTGCCATTTATGAATGCCTGAGCAAACTCTTGAACCTTATCTACGATCAGGTCAACCAGATCCCTGAATGGTTCGATCTTGTCGTAAGCCATCTTGAAAGCAAAAGCAAGAGCTATCACCGCTGCGACAACAAGGAAAATAGGGCTAGTAAGTACGATAAAGGCTGCGTTGACTGCCCAAATTGCTAAGGCGAGCAAACCCCAAACGGCAATGACTCCGACAACGACAATCGCCAAGATTTTGATTACGTCAATTACTGTCTGGAGTGTGTTCTTGAAGTTCTCAAGTTCTTCTGGACTAAGACTTTTGACCCAATCTTGGAATTTCTGTATCGTCTTTGAGACATATCCGACGAGTACTGCTAGTGAATCACCCAAGTTCTTGAGCATGTCCGACATCACAGATGTTTTCTTGCCACCCTTTTCGACTCCATCCCCAAGTTCTTTGACCGGCTTGAGAAGGTCAGTAATAAGCTTGTAGACATCTTGGAACTTCTTGAGAAGATTGCTGAGAGCATCACGGAATGCTTCAGATGATTTATACGCACCGTATAGTGCGGCAGCAAGAACGATGAATCCGATAATCGCAGGGTTCGCTGCAAGCGTTTTCAGAATGCCGACCAAACCCGAAAGCCCTCTTACTAAAAGGCTGATTAGCCTCAAGGCAATACCAAGACCACCAAGAGCGAATATGATATTCACAATCGCCTTGAGAACACCCGGCGAGTCCGTCATAAGACTATTGAAAAACAGTGCGACAGAATCAGCCGCATCAGCCATTTTGTTTATGATTCCGTCTTTGCCACCAAGAGCAACGATGGCGATTCCCTCCAAGGATGACTGGAAGCGCTTGAGTCCACCTTTCACGCCTTCCATCTGCTTCACTGCAATCTCGGCAGCAGTACCGCTGTTAGCCATCTTGTCGCTCAACTTAGCGATTTCCTCTGCGGGAAGATTCATGGCTTCAACAAGCGCAAGGCCCGATTCACCAAAGATGTCCAAGGCTTCCGCTGAAGTCAGCCCAGTGCCTTCGAGGAGTCTCAGAACTGTCTGGAAGTTGAGAACCTCGCCATCAGCATCCAGCAGCGTGCCGTCAAGTTTTCTAGTAGCACCAATCAACGGCAGAATCGCATCGTTAGATGTCGCTTGCATTGCTTTCTGAAGCTTGTCTTGCGCTTCAACGGTAGACGCTCCACGTTTTATGAATGCACCAAGAACCGCTGTTGTGTCATCCATGTTGAACTTGAAGTCCGAAACGGCATCAAAGGATGACAAGAACGCCCATCTCAATTCGTCGTGTTGCTTCTTGTTGAATCCAAGAGCCTTGGACGTAACGTCAACTTCTTGACCGGCTTCTTTATTCTTCTGCGTTAGAACTCGTAGGGCTTCGGAGCCTTGGTTGACCAAAGACAAGAAACCCGGTCCGGCACGTTGACCGAAAATCGTGATCGCGTCAGCCGTACTAAACGACGTTTTCTCCAACTGCGAGATGATGTTCTCTAGTGGCAGCAGCCTCCCTGTGGCATCATGCGTGATGAGGCCAAGGTCTTTGATAACCGCAGCGCCCATCTTGGTGGGTTTCTCAAGCTTGACGATTGCGCCACGCAACGCAGTACCACCGAGACTGCCTTTCAGACCAGCATTTGCTAACTGCCCAAGTGCCGCTGTCGTTTCCTCAAACGACACCCTAGATGCAGCAGAAACAGGTGCCACATACTTCATTGCATACGACAAGTCCATCAGGTTTGTATTCGTCTTTGTCATTGTCTTGGAGAGAACGTCGTTTACCCGCCCGACTTCGCCAACCTCCATTCCGAATGACCTGAGCGTGTCAGCAGCAATCCCTGTAGCCTCGGCAAGCCCGAACCCACCAGCAGAAGCAAGACGCAACGTGCCGGGGATAGCTTTCATAATCTCATTAGTGCTGAAACCCGCCAAAGCGAGTTTTGTCATTCCGTCAGCAGCCTGACCAGCCGTAAACTCAGTATCCCGACCAAGTTTCTGAGCTAGGGCATCAAGCTCATCAAACTGCTTACCAGTTGCCCCAGTGATGGCACCAACTCGCCGCATTGCAGTATCAAAATCGTATGCCGCCTTACCACCAAGAGCGCCGAAAGCTACCGCTAGGAGAGTGAAACCAGTTAGTGCTTTACCTGCTGCCCCAATTTTTGTGGCTGTGCCTGCAAGCCCCGCTTGAACAGTCCCTAAGCCAGTCGCAAGGCCAGTTGCGCCCAAAGTCCCCGGAGTCATCGCTGCCGCAGTTTTTGCACCCAGCCCTGCCACGGTCGCATTGAATGCCGTGGCATCACCAATGATCTCAACTACTGCTGTACCAATAATCTGTGGCATCAAGTCACCCCGTGAAAATTGGTGTCAGAGTTAGCAAGAGTGTGCTGATCCGCGAAAGCGTCATGGTCACTATTCCACCATGAAGGAGCCTCTTTCCCCTGCATACTAGCCGGGAGCATCGGGTCGTCAACGATCTCCCCACCGTGTTCGCCAAGACGACCAACCAGAGCAAGGTCAACTTTCTTACGACCTTCTTCATCCGCATCCCTGACAAGACGCGAATAAACAAAGTTCAACATCTCAATTAGAGAAAGGTCTGCTAGTCGTCTACCAGAATCGACAAGCCAGCCGTCAACCTCAAGTGCGTTATACACGCACCACGAACTGAGGACTACGACTGCTCGGTAGGGCGGGCAGCGATCACCTCGGTAGCAGCCTCAAGGATCTTGTTCAACTCATCAAAGTCGATCACCGGGTCAGCTTCTTCCAGAAAGTCCATGAAGCGCTCACGGTCATCCATCGCAACGGCATGGTTCAGAAAGTCAAGGATTGCACCCATCTGACGAGCAGGAGCAGTTTTGGAGTCACCCGCTGCGGTCAACCGGAGCATCACAATCGCAGGAATCTGCGCTGCAAGCTCAAAGCTCTCCTCACGAACCATGATGGTTTCAGACTTATCAGCAGCCTCCGCTGCCAATGCTTCAATCTGGTCGATAGGAGCAACCGCTGTTGTTTCTGACATGTGTGCCTTTCAATCGTTCGTGGAAAGGATCGTACCATATGCGACAACAGTGCGCAGTTTCAATAATCAGCCCTGAGAAGCAATTACTGCTTTCAGTGCATCCCATAGAAATGGTTGAGCAGTAGTACCCGGATGGCTAACCCGTGGGGTGTAAACCATCGTCCCCGCTGAACTAGGGAACACTAGAACGGAAGCAGATTTAGCAGTGATCTCATGTGGTCTTGTCCCTTCATGCACTGCAACCGCATACGGTGCAGAAGGCCCACCAGCCGACACCTCACCACGAAGCGGAGGAGTAGTTACCTTCGATTCGATAGAATCTCGTAGCTCGCCAGTATCATAAGGGCAGAGCGCTCTCGCATCTTCTTCAGTTGCTTCTGTTAGCAAGTATATGTATTTGCCAACAACACCCGTTGGTGATTGCAGTAGTTGCGCTAGACCCGCTGGGTTCGGTATGAATTTGCCGGGCATCAGCAGCGACAGCTATCTAGTTCCATGAGCCAAGTCGCAGTAAACCCGGCACAACCACCTCTCGGTGGATCAGGCTTCAAGTTCCCCATCATTGACATCAGGCAACTCGCATCGTTGACTTGATAAAAATTGTTAGCGAACGCTGACACCAACCGGCACCACACGACGTTAGAGTCGATCAGGAGCGCTTCAGCAGCCGCTTGCATGTCTCCCGGCGGTGGGAATGGGGACTTAGCGTTATCTCGCAATACAGGCCAACAGGGGCGCACTAGGCGGGCTTTGACACGCATCATACGCATCACCCCACACTGGAACGGGTCCGCAGTATTCACCACTGGGAACTTTACCGTCGGCAAAAGCTCATCCATCCACACCGCAAGGAAGTCACAGCAATCATCAGGTGGGGCAGTCCACGAAATGAAACACGACTTCGGAGCGCCCTCGGTAGTGCATTCCTCAAGCGCAACACACAGATCATCAACAACGAGTTGCAACACCTCGTTGATATACGCAGGGTCAGTCAGATCACAAGCCACAAGTCATGTCCACGTTGTATTCGGTTTACGATGGTCAGCCCGATACACAGCCGCTCGTCTTTGCAAACGTGCAGGGTTCACTGACTTCACCCAAAGGTCAACCTCGTAGATACCAACTTGCCCTTTATCAAGAAAGAGAAGCGGGTCAGCAAAATCCATTGAGACACCTTCACGCGTGATGTGCTTCAACCGTTGGGGAAGAATGCAGTCATCACCGCCGCACTGGTTTAGTGCGATCTGGCAAGCGAACATCGCTGCGGCCATCTGCCCGCCCGGAGGAGGCATCGACCCTTGCGTGTAACTGATCGACCAAGTGCCAAGCCCTGCGATACACCCCGGCTCAACAACAGTCACGACCACTGACGGGTCAGGACCGGCAAGAGACACATCCGCTACAGTCACGACAGGCAAACCAGCAACAGCATTCGCGAACGCAATTAGATAAGGGGCTACTGTTCCCGGCCCGCCCGAGACAATCTCAACCGTCCCAGCGCCGAACGCAGCGTCGATTGCAGCGGCAAGATCGACAGCGGAAAGCGTTGAGTCAAACACGGCAGTCACCGTGTCGATAGTCATAGACCAATCGCCGCCCGTCGCAACGATCTCAACTTCGACGATCTCATCAGTCGTTTCGCACTGCTCCGCACCGAGATGATTGGAGCAAGGCCAATGACCGCCATCAACCCGGCACACACGCTTGTAAGCCTCAACCTTGTAAGCCGACGGATCAAGCGGCACACCGTCAATGAGGATCTGTGTCACCTCGTCAACAGTCCCCGGCAAGTCCACGCAATCCAAGTGGCAGATACCTTTACAGCCTGCCCACTTGTTTACCCAACCCCCGGCAACCATGTACGGCAACGACGGATACCCCGCATACGCCCAACCCCAACCAGACGATGCAAACCAAGACCAAGTGTCTCCCCTGCATCCGCAGTTGTCACCAGCGCAAGGGTAGACAGTCCGGTTGCATTCCCCCGGCCACCGCCGACCAGACAGTCTGAACAGAATCTCGGAAGCAAACTGTATTGCTGAAGTCAGATCAAACGCAGGGTCAAGTCCGGTGCAGCAAGCGCGCACCTGTTCCGGTGTAGTCCACTGAGTACAAGGAGGAGGAGGAGGAGCGGCCACGCTCTTAGCCTACCTTCACCCCGACGAATCTTCAGGGTGGTTATCTTGCATGGTTTCCAACCAGAATTGTAATGGCTCTACTCCAGCGTGACTCGCGAAGTCTCGTATCGCTTGGCCGAGAAAACCCATTGTCGCAACAGCAACACCTTTTGCTTCTGTCTCAGACATGCTGTCTACCATCAAGACGAAACCGTCCCAATCCTTTTTGAGTACAGCGGCCATCAAAGCTGACATGTCTCTGTGGGCATCGGCTAGTTGATTCGACATGCACTGAGTATTGCATGGCAGGTAGACGGGTTCGTGTTGGTTACTTGGTAGGGGAGCGAAGGTGGTCAGCGCATGAGGCTACGAGAGTCTGTCCACCGTTCGACCACTTGCATCCGCATGGCATCCAAACCTGAACGATCTCGTTTGAGTTTCCGTCCCATCCAACGATTTTGGTTTTGCCTTTGTTGATATTCATGTTCACTCCTCCTCGTCGTCGAATCCGTTGACGATCTCTCGCAGTTGGTTGACCACAGGGATCAACTCGTCCATCCGGTCAGACAGCACGCTGGTTTCCTCAAACCGTGCGGCGCGTGTTGGATCTTCCAACCCTGCCATCCGCATTCCAACCTTTGTGAGGTTGTGGTGGCGGTAGTTGCAATCACGCAACTCTGCGAGTGCTTCTGCAAGTTCGATGCGGATGAGTTCTTGGCGCAGGGTTTCGATTGTGAGTCCTGCTTCGATGTCTGCTTGGGTTAGTTCGATGTTTTCCATGCACTGAACCTATCACAGGTGTATGACACTCTGCAACACCAAATAGATATTTGTTTAGATTCTTTTCCGACCCCAACCAGACGGCAACTCCCCACGCCCCCGCTGCGCAGCAGTCTCAACCACATGACACCCATGACACAACACCTCAAGATTCCCCAAATGATGAAAGCAAGACTCAGTACGCGCACGCCCCGCCAACGGCACAACATGATTCACCTCCAACCCCACACCAGAACCACACCGCACACACCGCCCATCCCGACCCAGCGCAGCGGCACGCGCAAACTTCCACACATGATTCCGTCTGAACTTCGACATGCACAACCCGCTACACCAACGAGTCTGCCGTGCAGTCAACCAGCCCCCACACCAATCACAACCAGAGTCACCCGGACGACGAGGAGCGATCTTGCACAAACCAAGATCAACTCCCATCAGAACAAAGACGGCTGTTCAGGTTCAGACTCAAGCTTCAGACAATGCGGCGAAGCCCACAAGCGTTCACGATGCTGTTGCCCCGTACCACTCGCACCGTACCCACCCATCTCCCCCG